CCACCGGTATCGCCACCGGTATCGCCACCGGTATCGCCACCGGTATCGCCACCGGTATCGCCACCGGTATCGCCACCGGCAGCACTGCCTAACAGTACAGGATTTGCACCGCTGAAATCATAGAGCTTTCCGTCAATTTCCTGGACACCAGGTTTGTATGGGGTACCAAGATTAGTGGCTGTTTGTAAAGAGCCGCCAGTAGGGCTGCTATAAGTGCCCCCGTCTGGGAGTTTATATGTGGTAGGAACACTTGCACCTCCTGCCGACTCAGTCCAGCCCATCTCAGGCGTGTTTATACCTACACTGTGTAAAGTATTCGCTGTATTTTGCAAAGCATCTGCTATGAACCCCATATTCTCCCCGTTCTCTTAGGTTAACGACATATTGTGCCTTGTATTATACCATAAACGAAATAGGAATAGTGAAATTAGGCTTGTTCAGCCAAGATTTTTATTATTTCCCGATAGATAGCGTATTCTGTCTTTTTAATCCTCTTACGCCGGAGACGTAATGGAGGCTCGCTATCTAGGGGTAGATAATCGTTTCAACTCATGCCTCAATTCTAGCACTAACCGACCATTTCGGCAACAAGCTCGGCGAAAGTCGTAGTCGGCTCCCAGCCAAGCTCTACCTTAGCTTTAGTAGCATCACCTTTAAGATATGGAACTTCATTCGGGCGGTAAAACTCGGGGTTAACCCTGACTGCAACACATCCGTTAACGGTGCCAATTTCATCGACACCAGCGCCAGTCCATACGACTTTTTGGTTAATGGCTGCGAAGGCGGCGTTCACAAAATCACGGACAGTATGAGCTACCCCAGTAGCGACAATAAATTCATCTGGCGTGTCTTGTTGAAGCATTAGCCACATGGCACGAACATAATCACGGGCGTGGCCCCAATCACGGATTGAGTTCATATTGCCAAGTTCAATCGGCTCGGCGGTACATTGCCAATTCTTAACTCCTAAAGCAATTTTCTGGGTAACGAAATTAGACCCACGGAGCTTACCCTCGTGGTTAAACAAAATACCGCAAGAAATAAATCGACCTTGGGAACGTTTCGATCGGGCGTAAAAATGAGCGGCCGTTTTAGCGATAGCATAAGGACTGTTCGGGTTGAGTGGTGTATCCTCTGATAAAATCGGTGTGCCAGTCTTATCACCGAACATCTCGCTTGTGCTTGCTTGGTATAAGCGCCAATCGCCATTATGCTCGCTCTCAAGCGCTTGAACCAGATTGACAAAACCAGTATAGACCACGTCAGTCGTCAAAGCTGGCTGTTCGAAACTAACGGCGACATGACTCTGAGCGGCAAGATTATAAATTTCGTCTGGTTGCCACTTTTTGACGATGCTAGCCAGCGACTTGTAATCTGTCATATCGCCCTCGACAATATGGAGCTTATCTGTGCAAAAATCTAATCTGTGACATCTAGGGTCAGTGCTAACACGGCGTATCATAGCCACGACTTCATAACCCTTATTTAGTAACAACTCGGTCAAATATTGGCCGTCCATACCAGTAAACCCGGTGACAAATGCTCGTTTCATAATTCGTAGCTCCCATTATTTATTTCATTATCGGTGGTTATTTTAGTTCCATACCACTGTTGGTTAGTGAACGGCACAAAACGTAAATCACCCATGCTTATCTCAGCGATGCCAGATGTAATGTCTTTGACCCCTAACGACACGAGCAATTTCTCGTCCTGCTTTAGCCAAATAGCGCCAGACACGAACTCGACACTTTCGTTAAGTTTAGGGGTTGAATCTCGACAATCACCGACACCAAAATGGAATAACTGGCTAACATGAGTGATAGTTCCCTTTTCATCCCTGATAACAGCAATAGAGGCGTAGAATCGGTGCATAAGATATGGGTGTTTAATGCTTTGGAGGACGTGGGCAATAGTTATCCATTGGTTATCTTTATAAGGTAGCAGCTGCGAACCACCATGGATTTTAGAGTTAGTCGGCTCGCCATAGACCTTATCGTCAACGACAACTTGAGTTAGCGAGTAAGTGTAATCAAACCAGCGAGTGGGCACGGTTGGCGGAGACCAGTTCTTTTCAGCCATCTCTGTCGGCTGGGGGTAATCCTTAATATGCTTATATGTGTGAGTCTTTGGGTCAATCTCAATAAGCGTTTGCCCGATACCCATCTTGATACGTCCTAGCTTATCATAAGTAGTATAGATTCGCGCCCCAATGCCGCATAACTTATCATCACGGCTAAAAATACGGACATCTTCAATGCCAAAATCGGGGTTTTCAGGCGTCATTTTAACGATTTTCGGCGAGTATTTCAGCTCCAAGGTTTTTGGGTCGAGTTCTGATAAGAGCAAGAAATTCTGGTAATGGCGTTTGGTCGGGTCGTAGCCTTTATTGACCTTATTACCACGAAAAGTAATGTACAGATGGTCATTACACCACGCCATCGACGGGTTGTGGGTGAAATCCACCGTATCAGGTAACTTAAAATCAAGAACCTTTACTTCGGTTGGTATCTGGTAAACAACGCCGCTTTCCATCATATAAACATTTCCATTTCTTTTTTAGTTTTATTCCAATTTTCTGGGTAAACAGCGCGAGAAAAGTACATTCTATCTAACTTCGCAATAGTAGGCTTTTGCAATGGTTGGAACGGCTCATCTTTTGACTTCTTTATTTCAAGCGCAAACCAACCGCCACCGTCCATAAGAGCAATAATATCAGGACAGCCGTTGGGAGTACCGAGCCCACCAGTTTTAATAACATAACACCCTTTATTTTTAAGATATTTAATTATTTTCGATTGAAATGCTGACTCTTTTATCATATCTTCCCCTTTTATAATGGTTACGTTTCAGTTTGTCAAGCTTATTTGAATTCCCTATGTGGTAGTAGTGGCAGGAAAGGCAACGGTAGAAATCAAGTGATTGCTGCGCCCTCTCTATGTGCCGAGACCGTTTCATGCACCATACTTTCTTTTTTACTTCTTGATAAGTATGATATTTAACCTTCCCGTCACACCCGACTCTAACCATTACTGCCCTGCCCTAGTTTCAAAGCCCAACTGTCAGTGATATTCTTACTTTCTATGATATAGACCCCATCAGTATCTAAATAACCGCCAGCAGGGGCAATAGTATCGTAGTTATTCATATAGACATCATCACCCAATAATTTATAAGTTGTAGCGACTTTTCCATCTATTTGGTTCAAGAGTTCTTCCATCGCACCTTGTTTGGTCTTACTAAGCATAATCAGAGCCGAGGCGATAACATGCTTAACTTTCACCGCTGCTTTCGACTCGTAAGTCGGGTCGATTATAAACCGACCAGCAATCTCAAGCACTTTAGCAGCCGCACCCTTCGGTCGGGACGACACCTCAGCGATTGCGCCCCGAATACCAGCAGTCGCCATCTCGGGCGCTGGGATATTGACTTTAGGTGGTGCCATCGGAGCAACAATAGCGTTTTTACTATTAGTGGCATTGACATTTATCGCATTTGGGTAGCAAATGATAAATCTAGGATACTCAACCTTGATATTCTCAGCCTGTTTGCCATCAACTCGCTCAATCGCCCGACGGATAGCAGATAATGACGTCTTTTCGTCGGCGATCGAGTAAATCAACTCCAAAATCGCATCTTCGTACTCGGTTTTGTCGTCGTCCTTGTAGGCTTTGATAAAGTCCTTCCAATGCCACTCTGCCACATCTGACAAATTGTAACCCATTTTACTTCTCCTCTTTCATATCAGTAAAGCCTAATTGCACCAACTCGTCATCTAAATCGTCGGTACTCATATTCTTCAACTCAGTCGCAACCTCAGGGCCGACTTTCAAACCTATTCGCATAGGCATTTGTGTTAAGTCACCTGGCGCAGTTTTACTATCGTAAAAGAAATACCAGTTAACCCGATTATCGCCAATCCGAACCGTACGGGGCTTATCGGCCGTAAACGGCTTAAACACTCGCCTAACGTTAGTGATACCAAGTGGCACCAAGCCATGCTCCGAACACCACTCTTGATAGTCGTTGTAAAGCTGGGCATAATTAGAAAACGCCTCAACCCCAGTAATAACCAAGTCTTTGCGATACGCCTCAGCCGAGTTAGACTCCTCGTCGTATTCGCTCTTAGCAACTTGAGTCGCTGGTGAAAACGCATAACGGTAGTGGTTGTCTCGTAAAAATTGTGCCTTATCGAGTATCAAAAATAGCAGTCCCGATAAAAATTCCGGCGTGAATGTCCGGTCGTTAAATTCCTCGTCAGCCTTAAATTTATTTGGGAACGGCACGATCACTGTACGGCGCCTAGTGCCATCAGTCTTATCGGCAAAAGTCGGGATGTTGTTGGCGTTAAAAATCGTATGAAAGTCAGCATCAATCATGAACCCTTCCTGGGAATGGAACTTGTGCACCGAAAACGGCTCGTGGGTACCAAGGGCTTTATAGCGCTCCGTGTCATTGACTCGAACCTCACTACTCTCTCGCACCAAGTTGCCAAGTATCGCGTTCAGTTTCAGCGCATCCCGCCCATCCTCGAGGGCACTGGTAGTGACGCTAGTCAAAAACGGTCCGACAATCCGATAAACGGCGTCAATAAGTGAGGACTTGCCATTCGCCCCGTCACCGACGAACCAAATCACACCCGTCGGGCGTCGGCTCATAAATAGTGGCGCCAATGCCTGTAAATAGTCTTCAACTAAGTCAGTGTCACCCTTCGCCAGATCAAGTAAAAACTTCTGTGGCGCCTCAACCTGGTCGACATCCGGCGTAATCGGCGACGAGTAAACAACCAGCTCGTCGTCGCGCATCGGGCGCTGAACCAGCTTGTCCATCTCCCACACCGAGTAGTCACCTAGCAGTATCTTACCCGACGCCTCGGCCGTCACGTCAACCGCCTTCTTCTGGAAAGCATCATACAGTTCTTTGATATCCTGTATCTTCGGAAAGCCTAGGTAGGCGTAGCACAGCTCAGCGAAGCGATCGTAGTTCACCCTACCGAGCGCATTATTCAAATAAAGCTGCTGCTTAAACCGAAAAAACCGATTGTTCATCGCCAACAGCTCGTATTTCTTCTGCTTAGCGTTAGCCGACCCGATATTCTCAGGTGTTTCCGGTGGTTGAACTACTATTGCAACGTTATCATTCATTTTACCCCTATTCTAGTCAATGCAAAATTGTCACTACCCGCGACATTGGTTAGAGCACTGGAACTGCCACGATAGTACCATGTAACTTAGTGCCGGCACAACGCTATATATATCAAAATTGGTAACGCTCAAACGCTATACTAGTTATGCCAGAATATAGAAATCCCCCCACCGAGATACGATGGAGGGAAGGCTCTAACCAGTTATTATTGTAGCATCTATGGTGTTATTTATCAAGTATCTCGTAATACTTACGGTATTTCGTTGGCAGACTGATATCAATGCCCTCCTCAGCCGCGTAGTTCTTAGCAAAATATTTAGCCTTATCCTCAGAGTCGAACGAGTCAATCTCCGTTGCATAAAACCTGTTGCCGTTGTCTAGTAATGTCTGATTGGCTGGATCATCTTTGTCGATGCCAGTCATATCCTGAAAAGCTGGTATCATATCAGCTTTCTCTTTGTCGGACACTAGCAACGTTCTAGAGTCCTTCACCCCAGGCGGGTAAAGCGACGGCTCGACTTCATAAACTTGCCATCTGGTTTCCTTCTCTACTAATGGTCCTGGTGCAGTTTTTTCTTGTAGTGATGGCATTATATCTCGCATTGTCGGGCGATATTCTACTGGGGGGACCACCGCCTTATTAGGTTTGTTATCTACAAGTTCCTCTTTGGTTAGTTTTGTAATATCAATTCCAATAAATACCGATTTAGGTGATAATATAACTCCTCCGGCTTCATTGACCGCAACTTTCACCGGCTTTTTATATTCCTTAGTTTTTCTATCCCAGAAACGGCATAAATCACCTTTGATTCCTAAGCTGGATAAAAACATATAAGCTCTTTGCGGAGCTATACCAGCGGTTATTACATCGGCTACTAATTCGTGGTAAGTGTACTCTTTTTCTATATCTAAACGTATCATGTATTTAGTATAGGGTATATAGGTATATATGTCAATGCCCTAGTTGATTTTATTTTAAATTTCGGGGTTAATGTGATAATAAGGGTTCCCTCGTCCCCAAGATTACACCCCCCCCACTATCTACACCGCCACCACGCCGGGCCCGGCCCTTGCCCTGCGCTGCTCGCCCACTAACATAATAGACAGGTGTATTATATAAAACCCTATAATATAGCAGTGCTTGCGCCCTGGCTGCTGATTCACCGCTAAGCAAGCGAAGCCGGTACTATCTCTTGCTTTTCTTCTAAAAATATTATTTATTGTGTTTTGTCATAACGAGTCAGTTATATCCATATAACTCTAGGGGGTAGGTATATACCTTATATAATAGTATTGAATAAGTAAGGTACTTATGACATTTTGGAATAACAGAGGAAAATGGGGGTGTTGTGTCAATAACTAGAGGCCCAAAACACCCCTGTTAGCCATTGACGTATCACCACTATCGTGTTATTGCTAGATTTGTCACAATGGGTTTTTTTGACATTTTTTGACATTCTTTTTGACATATTGACAAACCTTAATAATCTAACACAATTTAACTAAATACTATTGACAAACTAACCCCATCCGTGCTATTATTAGAGTATGAGAATAAACCACTCCGACGGTAGCCATTAAGCGATACGCTAGGCACCATCTAAACGGCTCTAACCACAATAACAAGTGTATCCGGTAGCACTGCGAGGCTATCGGATACACACCAAGCCCAAGGAGGGCAACAATATGACAATAGCAAAAACAAACACTATAGACGCTATCGACGATATAGACAATCTATATATCGAGGCATCAAACGTCAAGCGTAATCATACCCGCAAGACCAAGACGGCCAAACGTATTAAAGTTCGAGGCTCTGTCGAAGTGGCCCGGGACAATTACCGAGCAGCTAAACGCCTACAACGGGCTAACATCAAACGAGCGAAGCAGAATATCAAAAGTTATAAACTTTTGATTGTACAGGCTAAGACATCATACAAATTGATTAAGCTTAGCGACGGCCACAAAAAGTGGTTTCAGTTCTGGAAATAATATATAGCAAGTAGCGTCTAGGAGGCGCAAAACTATGAGCAAATACAACGACAACGACATTAAAATTATCAACACATCTTATCACAAGCACATGACGGATCGTCATCTAGCCCAGGTCAACTTTACGGCCGGAATACCACGCAATATGTGGGACGAGTATACCAGCAAAACATCTATGGACCACCAAAATCTTGGCCGCATCCGCTTTATGCAATTAGTTGGGCCAGACAACGAGAGCGATGGGGTGGTGGTCTTTGGCCGTGTCTCGCATGGCTACGGCTACGAGATATCACAAGACATCAGTGGCGCGATTGAGTTTAGCAAAGGGGTGCAAAAATAATATGGCGTACACTTGCCCATACTGTAAAGATGTAGATTTTAGTTATAACAACGGCAAATGTATGCGCTGCGGTCATAAACGTGAACGCGATGACGCCAACATTAAAGAAATAATCGCACCTAGCAAACGCTTAAACGTGGCCCAGGCCATTGCCGACAACCCAACACTTAACAGTACCGAGTTAGCCCAAAAGCTAGCGGGTGGCTATAGTGGCGGTTCATACCCTAAATACACCACAATCTTATTGAAAATTAATGAGATAAAAGGAGTAACAAAGTCATGACCGCCCACAACCCACCAAAAGGCATCGTTCGCAAATATATGCGCGACCAATTACGCGGCGAGCGCAAGCACGCCAAGACCATCAAAACTAATCTAAAAAGGAGTAAATAATGGTCATACAAATCATTATCCACGACGGTATCAAAACCCGCACCCGGACTTATCGCGACATCGTACCCGCTAACGGCGGATTGGCGCGGCTACGCGAGGGCTTTCAGGCTCAGGCAGCGTTTAGTAAGTGGGGCGAGATGGTGCAACTAAAAGGTAAAGAGCGGCTAGTGCTATCTAGCTTCGGAAAGGTTGAAAAATGAGTAAACAGGCTTGGCGATATGCAGCCCTTGAAAACAATACACGGCTGATTGAGGCGTTTTGCAAAAAGCACCGCTTAACAATCGAATACCTGAACGATGGCTATCAGCTCCGCATTAACGGCGTGATTGATATCTACCCGGTACGCCTTAAATATCACTACTTGAAAAACGGGCAGCGGGGCGAATTTGAAACTATGGAACATCTTGACTTGAGTATCTTCGATAATGTTATAACAGTCCGCAATGGTGTAATGAGTACGCCGCCTAATGACGGTATTTATACACCTGATTTTAGCATGCCGAGCCGTGTATTAAAAAACTTACCAAAGCCAACCACGAGTAAACGCAAATGGTGGCAGATATGGAGGAAAAAATAATGCGCGTATATATTAACGAACCAATAGTGCAACCACTCCCGGTCTTCTTTAACTTCATGGGCGGCCTAGACTTCATTGGAAGTGTCCAAAAGCTAAACAAGCTCACGGCTGCACCACGCCACTGGCGAGGACGCAAGATACCGATTCGTAACGGCTATGCGGCACCTCACTATATACCAATTACTGTTTACCAAGACGACATTTTGGTATACTGTAACCATATGAATCAGGAAATCGAGCAGGTCAGTTTCTACGCCGGTCTTGATGACGAATATACTCGGCCTGCTTCTGTATGCCAGAAATGTGGCGCCGGATGGGACGAAAACGGCGAGCAGGTGTTAAATACTTCGAATTAGAAGATGCTGCATATCACTCCAATGATAGTAGGGCATCATTACAGCTAGATGCAGTTAACGCTATTATGAAACTAATCGACACCTACACCACCAACCTCCAAGCCGAGTCCTACAAACAAGGCTTTATAGCTGGTAGTATTGAACAAATAAATAAGGGGGAATAATATGAGTAAAACATTAATTGATAGGCTATATATTTATGAAAAGTATAATATTCACCTAGATAATATGAAGGCTACTGAGATAAGTGAATTAATTGATTTATTAGTCGAGGAGATGGCTTATCGTATTGATAACCCGAATGGCAGTTCTAACCCAGAGGCGAAAATTATGACCCACCTAAAACCAACCACTAATACAGGAAGTGAGGAGTAGGGTATGAACAAAGATGTATATTATAAAATTTATAGTCATTCAAGAAACTCTAGTGGAACGAATGATTTTAAAAACCTATTCCAAGTATTTGTGTTTTTATTTAGAGAATTAGCTTTTAACAAATATCCTAGTAGTAAAACATTTGAAGTTACACAGGATTATGGGTATGAATTAGTTGAAAAGCGTGAGTTAAAACGTCTTAAAAAGAAATATGAGGTGAAAAAATGAATTCCCAACCACCTGAGAATATGACTTCTAAATCCCAAGCTAGTGTAGATGAGGTGCTGTTAAACTGTGCCTGGTGGGGTTCTGATACTCACGCTGGTACCACAGGAAAGCACGTCCCAGCAGATTATAATGTCCAAGCCAAACAGCAACTAAAACAGTTAATACTAGGGGCTGTACCTCAAAAAGCTACCAAACCATTCTCAGATATGAATATGGGATATAACAACGCTATCGACCAATTCGAAGCTAACATTAACCAATTATTCGAGGGGGAATTATGACTGATAAAGCAACAAATGAAGCAATAGTTATACTGAATCAAATACTAGGCGGTGATATATCATACAAAAAAGCTTGCGAGATAATAGAAAACGCTATTAAGTTATTGAAAGAAGACGAGTCATGACCTCTAAAGCAACAAGCAGAGTAATAAAGTTTAGAGCGTATGGAACTAAAACTAAAATGATGTTTGGTAGTGAACATCTTGGTCATTGGTCTATCGGTAGAATTGAAAAAGGCGATACTGATGAGTTTATATTTATGCAGTTCACTGGACTCCTCGATAAAAATGGCAAAGAGATATGGGAAGGTGACGTAGCAAAATGCCAGTATTGCGAAAGGCACAAATTAGAAGTGTTTTACGATACTAGAATCTCTGCTTTTGCCCTAAAAAGTGTTGGCGGTGAACCATGTGCGAATAAACACCTTATTAAGATTGATAACTGGTTAGAAGTTATCGGCAATGTCTTTGAACACGGTCATTTACTTGAAAATGAAAGCAAGAAGTAAAACATTCCAAGGTATAGCAGACGCTATGGCTGAACAATGGAGTGTTGAACACCCTAACCTATTACAAAAGAAAGGAAATTAATAATGTCTAAAATGTCTAAAAACAAGCAAATAATGTCTAAACTAGTATCAACTAAAGGGGGTAAGTAATAATGATAGAAGCAAAGTTATACCCCTATCAGGAAAAATATATAGAAAAACTCCCGATGCGCGGGATCGTCGACGCCGAGCTGGGCCTCGGCAAATCAATCATGTCGCTCGAATACTACAAGCGCCACAACCAGGGGGAGCCACTCCTGATCGTTGCTCCTGCTGCTAAAGCTCGCTCCGGTGACTGGGAACGCGAGTGCGAAGCAGTTGGGCTTAGCCCATTCCAATACACTATCGTCAGCCGTGAACGCCTTGCAGTCGCCAAGATAGCCGGCAAACCACTCTGGCACCAGTTCGCCCCGAAATACGGCGGCACGCAGCACTCAGTCATTTACGATGAGAACACTGGACTCCGCAACGCGAGCACAAGCATATTCAAAAAGATTAAGCTTATCGTTGACGAGGCCCCGATATTCCTAATACTGACAGGCACGCCGATGAGCAACGGCTGGAAAGACATGACCGGCTACGCTGTCCTATTCAAGCTGGTCCGTAACCAAACTGAGTTCAAACAACGCTTCTTCATTATCAGTCGTGCCAAACCATGGCCCGAGATTGTCGGCTACTACCACGAGGACGTGCTGCACACTATGTGGAAGAAAATTAGCCGTCATCTGACCCGTGAAGACGCCAAGCAGTATCTGCCTGATCGCCAAATCCTCCCACTCGATATTCAACCTATGGGCAAAGACTTAAATGAGTACGATCGCATCAAGAAAGAGAAAACGATTGGTGATAACCTGCTCGATACCGCCAGCGCAGTGTTCCACGCCCAGCGCCAAGCTCTCACCGACCTGAAATTAGGTCAACTAGAGTACATTTTGAACGATACCGAGGAAAACGTGATTATATTTTATAATTATAAAAGTGAGTTGGAGGCATTAAAAATTTTGCTTAAAAAGCTTAAAGATAAGACAATTTATGAAGTCAACGGTGACAATAAGACTGCACCAAGTAAACAAAACTGGGGAGGAGTCAAAAACTCTGTCACTCTGGCCCAGTATAAATCGGCTAGCCGTGGGATTGAATTAACATATGCAACCATAACTGTATTTTTTGGCTTAACTTATTCTTATGAGGAATATGCTCAAGCACTTGGAAGATCTTATAGAAACGGTCAAACTAAACCTACTATCGTTTATTGTATGCGGGTTAAAAACACTATTGAGGAAGCTATTTGGTCCGTGCTTGCTAAAAAACTTGACTTTTCTGATAAATTATACGAGAATGGTAAGTATGGTAGAGTGTTATAAACAGTATAAACTTTCAAGATATGCATCTGGCAAGAAGCGAGGTGTGAATAACAGTAAATCGCCAACATACCGTAGTTGGTACTCTATGTTAGCTAGATGTTACACACCATCTTACAAAAACTACCACAGATGGGGCGGTCGTGGTATCAGAGTTTGCGATAGATGGCTTGACGCAAAGAGCGGCTATGCTAACTTTATCTCCGATATGGGTGAGCGCCCAAGTGGTATGTCGTTAGACAGAATGAACATCGACGGCGATTATTGTCTAGACAATTGCCGATGGGCCACGCCAAAACAGCAAATGAACAACACATCAAAAAACGTTCACATTAAGTATCTAGGGTTGTCATATACAGCAAGCGAACTCTCCGACCTGATTGGTATCAAGAGGGGCACGTTATTGTACCGTTATCGTAAAAATAAGCGTTTAGATGCCCCCATCGACACGAGTGGGGTAGCAGCCAACACTAAAGCCCATTGTAGCCGTGGGCACGATCTCCGTGTTAGTGCTAATATTTTTTATAGGAAAAATGGGAGCAGGGAATGTCGTCTATGTGCTAACCAGCGCATGAGAGACCGTAGAGCTGTTGAGAAACTTTATCTGGAGAAACATTATGAGTAAGTTTATTGAAGCAAGGCCCAATGTGTTCGTTAATGTCGATCATATCATTTGGGCTGGGTATACTAGGACCGAAGACGGTATGGAGTTTACATTGCGCTTGTCGGGTAATTTCAGTGTGAGTGTCCTTGATATAGATAAAATACAATCTATCAAGAAACTATTGACAAACCAACCAGACCAGAGTACAATAAAAACAAATCAGGACTCTAACCAACCTGAGAAAGGAAAAAAGAATGCTTTATAAACTAAAACAAACCGACCTTGTCTATTTATCAGACGAGTTCGGCCACAGCTACGAGATTGAGGGCGAAGTTGTCGCCGGTGTAACCACCATCTTGTCGCTGGGCGTACCAGCCGACGCTGGGCTTATCAACTTTTTCAAGCAGATGTCTGCTGACGATCAAGCCGATATCCTAGCCGACGCTCAAGACCGTGGGTCAAACGTCCACCAAGCTATCGAGCAACTATTACTCGGTCGCAAAGTCCAGGTAGAAAATTTCAAACGCCCTCGAGAAAAAGCCGGCATCACCGCCTTTATTGACTGGTTTACTAAAGTTAACCCGACCGACGTCAGACCAGAAATGGTTGTGGCTTACCTTGACACCGAAGAAGATGGCACCGAGGGTATGAAATATGCCGGTACTGTCGACTTCATCGGCACGATCAATGGTCGCCGCATCCTAATCGACTTCAAAACCAGTGCAGTACCAAGTAAGAAAAACTCACTACAAGCTCAAGCTTACAAAAAGGCTGTCGAGCAATCACTAGGCGAAAAAATCGACGACTGTTATATACTATACCTAGGCACAAAACACACTGGCACCCGTCCAAAGATGATTGACGATATGCCTAATACCGGCTTCGGCTGGAGCATGATAAAATCCGAAGATACATTTGATGACTTTAAGTTAGCTTATCAGATGGCAATTTGGTGCTGCGGCGGGTACCCGAAACCACCTAAAGTGTTGGTCTACCCAAAGGAATGGGAGCTCCCAAAAGTATGATAGTCCATGGGTACAACTCTAGGGATAGCCGCCATCCACTATACTGGTTATGGCTCGGCATGAGACAGAGGTGTAATAACCCAAACCACATTAGTTACAAGAATTATGGCGCAAAGGGTATATCTGTATGTAAGCGGTGGGACAATTTCCCATTGTTTCTAGAGGACGTCGGCAACAGACCATCTCCTGCTTATAGTCTAGATAGGATAAACAGTGGGGGCGATTATGAACCGCTAAATGTGAGATGGGCTACTAGACACGAACAGAATAGTCGCCGATCCAATTCAAATGAATTTACTGGTGTACGATGGTGTCACCATAAAAATAGGTGGAAAGCCCAACTTACGGTTAACACTGTCAGGGTACTCGATAAAGCTTTCCTTACAAAAGAAGAAGCCATATTGGCACGAAGCCAAGCGGAGTCAACATTTATGCCATGAAGTATATTAACAATAATAGTAGAATTATAAATAATTAAAGGAGAAAAATAATATGTCAGAAGTAAAAGTAAACGGTATCAAGATCCAATTAAAAAACGTCAAGGTCATCTTCGCCAACCTCGAAGACGAGGGCTTTGGCAAAAGCATTACCATCGACGCCACCGACAAGGATATCAAAAAAGGTATCGAAGATTGGGTCAAAGAGAACAAGATCGGCAAAACCAACCCAGGCGAGGCTAACTTCAAGACCTACGAAGATGTTATCCAATACAGCTTCCGCTTAAATGACAAAAGCAAGTTCGTCTACTGCTCTGGCGTGCCAGAAGGCTCACTTGGCTACGGTGCTGAGGTCAGCTTAGCTGCCAACGCTTTTGAATACAACAACAAGTTCGGCAAAGGTGTAAGCGCATCACTATCAGCTATCGTAGTTGAAAAGGCTGCTTCAACTGGTGCCGACGCTGATATTGCCGACTTGCTTGAAGATGACGACGAAACCGTCGAAGTCGCTCCTGGGGTCAGCGGTACACCTATTGACATAACTGGCGACGTGCCATTTTAAGGTATCATTATGCCTAAAATAACTGTTAGAAACGTCAAAAGCAAGGCTGAACACATCACGGTGTCATTCAGCATCAACAAGAAACTAGCCCAAGTTATCAACGGTATTGCTGTGAGCGACAATAAAAGTCGCTCACTGGTAATCACCGAGCAACTTGAAGCTGGCCTAAAAGCGAATGGGATCGGAGTCGATTATGACACTAAATAATATCCTACACTTCTTTGGTCTTTGTAAAAAACGCCGTATAGGCTACCGATGCAATGGTCGGCCAAGTGAACATTTGTAAATTTATAGCATAACAATTATAATAGGGGACAATATGATTACATCAGAACAACTAGCACGTCAAATGGCTGTATTCAGCTATGTTACTAAAACTAAAAATGTCGGTAGTATCGCTCAGTCAGTCGGACTATCGCCACTCCAAATCACTAATGCGGTATTTGTTGGTGAACGTATGGGGCTATTCACAGTCGTCCGCGACAAGAAAAAAACTATCGACAAAATCGAGGTATCAGACGAGCAATACGCTGACATAGCACTTATACCAGCTAATTTCGGTGAAGCGGTTGAAAACCTAGTTGCTAGTATCCTTGATTTCGTCAGCAACCGAAATAGCGTCGAGCGTGACGTCGAGGAAGGTTCAGTGATGATGCTGGCTCGAGTTCCAGATGTTATGTGGACCGTTGCATCTGAGCTTGTGAAGAACTCTGGCCTAGTCCATGTCTACGAGTATGCTGACCAGCTCGACAAAGAGAGTGTCTACACTTACTTCACATTACCTGAAAACAAGGATAAATTATGGTACCACCACGATTTCAAAAAGATAGCCAAGAAGAAAAAGAAGTAGCTCCGGCTGCTTCTTTTGATTTTGTAATTCCATACGTCCACTCTGGCGATGGCGGTCAAGAGCTGTGTAAGGCACTCGCAACACTTAAAAACGTCCTAGACTGGTCCGGCAAAGTTTGGATTGTCGGCGACTACGAGAGCTGGTTCGAGGATCTGAGTGGACTGGAGCACCTGCCATGTCCACCAGCCGGTAACAAATGGCTTGGGATACAAGCAGCTTTAATCAAGGCATGTAAAACTCATGAAGTGTCAGATGATTTCTATTACAGTAATGATGACATTTATATATGGGATCAGTTTTTCCATATCCCTCCCTTCTACCGAGAGCCTATTGACGAACATGCCGACAAGGTAGACAGTTTATATTCTCAAAGCCTTATCGCTACGAAACGGCTGTTGATTAGGCAGGGGATTGACGACGTGTCTAATTATGAGGGCCACACGCCACTCCCGGTCAACAAGTCTAAGCTTGCCGAGACACTTAGTACAATTACTCGGATACAAGACTCTGGTTATATGCCCCTCCAGCTCCGGACTTATTACGGTAATATGTGGGATATCGGCGGCGAATTCTATGCTGATGGCAAGCATAAAGATGGTTTAGCCATCACTAGCTCTTGAGGTAAAAAGGGGCGGTAATTATATTACACGCCCCAAGTACCTCAACTTTATAAGTAGAGGGTAGTGCAGTCTGCCTATGTTTTAAGCTAGACCGTCAAGATATGGCAAGCGTTCAGCTTTTTGCGAACAACTCGTGCAGGTATAAAAACTTTCTGTAGTTGGTGTACTACAGTCGTTCAGGTAGCAAGTCGGCACTCGTTTGCATTGTATGCAGAGTTTTTCAACTCCGCTTATTCTGCAACCAGACCGCTCGCCACAACCGATACACAAAATGATTTGTTTCATGATGCACTCCTGTTAATTATAAGGGTTTCCTTGTTCGGACACTTTAGGTTCATAACCCAAAAGCCAAGCACGAGTGATGAGGATGTACTCACTTTTTATCAGTTTGCGTAACTTCGGCAGAACGCGCTCGATGTCTTTATGACACTCAGCGCAAAGTTTCAACTTGCTGTCGTTGTTGCTGTTGCCATAAAACCGTTTTGGGAACACATGATGTTCCGTTAATGGTTGCATGGTATGACACTTAGGACAAAAGCCAAATGCTTGCATAATTCTACCCCCGATTTGTAAAAGTTCAGGGCAATATCGCCCAGTTGATAAAGGTACTGCTTAAAGGATACTCCTAATGCTTAAAATAAAATAGGGCTATCCTCAGTCATAATTTATTCTCCTATATTATAAAAAGAAGGGCACCCATAAGGGGTGCTCTTTTGGTTTTTCTAAGCCGTTCGTTTCCACATATAACAAGTGATGTATGGCATACGGTTTTCGTGGGCTTTATTCTTGCCCCACGTCCAGCTAGGGCTTTGCCTCGATGATGAGGCTGCGTATGTTGTGTGGTTGCCGTATCTGGCTATGGAAGTGCCACCGATTGTCGCACCAGTACCTCTTTGCGAGATTATGTCGGTGCCATTTTCTTGCCCATGGATACTGAAAGACATACTATGCACTGGCATTTGAGCGTTAGATATTGCTACTCTTTCAACGCCACCAGTAGCTTCAACGGTCGGATACTTGCCAACCCCGTTATTACCTATAGCTAACGGTACGCGTCCACCACCCCAAGCAACCCATGTACCGTAACCAAGAGAGGTACCTGGGTTTGTAGCACTTGTGCTAAAGTGCAAATCGCCAACAGCTATTCGCATTGCTGTTTTAGCTGCAGTAATTTGAGCATCAACATAAGCTTTAATACTCTGCTGAGAAGCCACTTTTGTGGCTGAGTCACTCACCATCGTGTCTTCATCTAGGATGAAGGAGTCTGATATTTCGTTTCTGTCGATCTTAGTTTCGCTCATAATTTTCTCCTTTTACAACTTCATTATCTTAGCACTACTGCCTGCCTCTGCGCCTAATGCGAGGTATTTATCACCCTCTAGCCCACTTCTTAGTTTAATGGCAGTTTTCAATTTAATAGTTTCATTAATTGCCTCTGTAATCGTGCGGATAGCGGAATAAGTTTCGTAGCCTGCTTTGGAAATGGTGATGGTGAATGGGTTGTTGTCGACTTCATATTGCACCCCTGGCCTGTTTCCTGATACCCAGCCATAACTATTTGTCTCGACAATTATTTCTCCGCTAAGACCACTGGCATCTGTGGCAACGACTGAATATCGTTTTAAAGTCTGACGGTATTGTTGCTTGCAAGCTTCTGTTCCTAGTTGAGCTCTCGTGACCACAAAGTCAGGGTAAGTGCCTGATACAATCTGGCAAATCTCACCGCCTAGTTTTACATAATCGCCAATTGACCAAACATCAGTATCCACTCCCATCCCTGTGGCTGTTTCGCTATAATACATCGTTCCACTAGTGAAATAACCTTGATGTTTCCAAGCTGCATCCACTCCACTTCCGTCTTTAATAGAAATATTCACTCCCTCAATTGGGTTGCCGTCCTCACTGATTACTTTTAAATTGACAGTGTAATTGCGGAAAAGTTTTTCCCCCCTAGTTGTCGGGGTGTTATAATAATACATTTGATAAGTATCCGAGGTTGGGTCAACTAAAACACTATCAAAATTAGAAGTTGCATTAAGGTTTGCGTCTCCAATATAGCCACATCCAACATTTACTAACCCTCGCAAAAAGGCATTCCACTCTGCTTGGAAAGCGAACAGAGAACCGCTCACTTGAAATTTATTTACATACGCCAATGAAGACAGTGTGTTTGAACCAAAATCTGGTCTAGAGTTTTGAAAATTTACATTATTATAAATTGGTGGTGTCGGACTTTGAAAGATTGCTGCGTTGCAAATAGAATTATATGCCTTATATAATCCATAAGGAGCTCCGTCAGTTATTAGCGACGAATATAACTCCCATTTTTCTCCGCCTGAACCTTGCCCAAAATGTTTCTCTAATAGTCTTAAAAAAGTCCAAGTACAACCATCTTTGCTCGAACGAGCTGTATCATCTACAAGCGTGCCAGATATAATTCCACCGCCTGACCCTTTTTTTGACCACATTGTTCCCTCAATCTGAATATTCTTTTTTGTGTCCGCAATAGTAGTAACCGAGGCATCATTTTCATAGCCTAAGAATATATGGCTAGCAAAATAATAAGCGTATGTGCCTAATTTTGTTACCACGCCCCAACCTGCCAATAAATCTGCCTGATGAGCCAACTCGCAAAATTCATTGACTGTATTGCCAGGGTCGGAAATTGTAACGGCTAAACTCTTGCATTGTGCGACAGTAGTGGCGTTTGCTCCACCCTCGGTAATTCCCGTGACGGCAGTAATTCTACAACGGATAAACATTGCGGTTACTCCGTTTTTTGTTCCAAAAGTCCAATTAGTCGGAGGGGCGAATGTAACAGTTTGTACTCCGCTATTTTGGAAAGCATTAGTATTGTCTGTGCACGTCAACGTAGCCCAAGTACTTGACCCTGTTGAATACTCCCAGACAACTGTAATAGTGGTAGCGACAAGTGGCGTTCCAATTGTAAAACTCAAATCGCCGTACTTAATACGGGGGGAATTAAACCCCACATAAAATGCGTCATTCACAACAGCATTGTCAGCGAAATAATCAAAGACTAAGGTATTGGCATAATTAGCAGAAAAAACAGTACCGCCAGCCGTAGTCCGGTACACATTCTGAAATCGTATTAAATCATTATAGGTTATTACTGCCATTAGATTAACTCTTTAAGGATATTTTCTAAAGTTTCTTTTTTTAGGTTCAATTCAGTTAGCAATTGTGTTTTTAAGTCGTTCGGGTCGGGAGTGTTTTCTAAAGCGTAGACATCATCAGTTAATTTAATGTAAGTCATTTGATTGCCTTAATTTTAATCTTTTCATCGTCGATGGCTTTTTCTTGTTTGACATCTAGAAGTTTGTGCTTCTTGAGCAACTGTTGGGCTTTTTCTAGGTCATATAGTTTTTGGTAATCCATTATAAGTTACTCATATTAAAAATATAATCGTAGGTTAATGTTGCCCGATTTGTCCAGGCCAAGGCATAAGTTGTTCTGGTGGCGTTATTACCTATGTTAGCTGCACGTTTAGTCAAACCAGATGTTTCATCAATTTCATAGATGAGGTATGTGCCGTCTAGTTTAGCGTGCCCTAGATAAGTAATAGGGGCTACTTCCTCAACGTCAATGATTTGATATTGTTTAAGAGACGCTTGCAGGGTGGCTTCGGTGGCTAGACCTGTTTCGGGGTCAGCTGTTGGATTGGCGACTGTCACCGTTCCACTTACTGGTTGAGTGGCAGGGAAATTAGAAACTGATACTTGATGATTATCGGGTAGTTGTTTAGCTGAGGTAGCGAGGGCTGAAACATCGGTAGGGTTGGTAATTGTGACACCGTGACCGTCGGCTAATTGTTTAGCAGCAGTAGCAAAGCCAGAAATTGCGGCAGGTGGGGTCAGTGTAACTACTTGGGCAGCAGAAAGTGGGTATTCGGTCGGTAGGTTGTTGACTGCTACTGCGTGCCCATCGGGCAATTGGTTAGCGGCAGTCGCTAGGGCAGAGGTATCGACTGTTGGGATACTCTCAACGGCTGTCTTGACTTCTTGAACTGATGCGTCTAGGGCTAAAGCGCCGAATAAATTTATCATACATTATCACTTTCTGTTAATAACCACATTGTTACTATATTACCATCTATATCGGTTTGAACCCATAGCGACGGCTGGGTAACTGTCGGCTGGGTGACTTGGATGAATACGTTATCGTTACCTGGATCACCTTGTGGCCCTGGTACAATTGAGTCAGCCCCGGTATCACCTTTGGCCTTAGCATTAACGTCATAATCGACTAATAATCGTGTCCCTGTAACAGGTGCCGTAACCATCGTGAAACCACCAGAAACCTCGGTGTAATCTTGGCCGCCGCCCATTAAACGAATACCATTCTTAAATACTTTGAGCGCTCCAGTAGTATAGACTTCGGCTGTAGTGAAGTTAACGTTAGACCCATTGATAGCTCCGCCTGGTACCTCATTCGGTACACCAACGAATATATCGGTACCGAAAGCTTCAATAGCTGCGGCTAGTAGATCAGCCCATAGTGTAGTCGGTTTGATGACAATAATATCACCTTCTTTATTGCCGCTGTCAGTGTATCCAGGTGCTAGCTCGTCAATCGTGATTACTGAACCGGCAAGATGACCTTTGAACACAACGTATTCACCATCAATAAATCTATCCGTGGTTGGGTCAACAGTGCCGGCCATCGCAATAAAGTAGGTATTCCAGTTTGTTGGGGTAGTATTATTAAACGCCATATCACCGACTCCACGAGGCTCAACAACAATACAGCGAACACTCTCGCCGTTACCGTCAGATGCGTGCAGATAATCGGTTAGAGGCATCTATAATACTCCTACGATCTTAAGTAGAGCCGCGCTAGTGTTTGGGGCTGGTAATGTAGTGAACGTATAATCGCCAGTCGTCGTAGTTTTAGTTCCATTGTTAGTTATCACAAATCGGTAGTGGTAGGTTGACCCTGGCGTCAGCCCAGTTAGGGCCCAAGTATAAGGGCTTGAGCTATCTGTCGAGTTGGTGCCATAGCCAGTTGTTAGTCCGTATTGGAGCTGGATGCTCGCTATGCCAGATGAGTTAGTACCAGTCGCCGCCGTTGCTGTAATGGTAGCCGATGTGACTGCGACGTTTGATGATGACTGAGTTGATAAACTAGGGCTACCCAGTGTTGGTATAGTAAGCGTATGGTTGGCAAAGGTTTCTGGGTCGCCAGAGAACCATGACCCAATTCGGGCTGATACGGTAGTGGCTGCTGCTGCTACTGCGATATTAAAACCTACTGCGGCTATCTGTTCAGTCTGGTCTACAGTCCTAGTGCCGCTGCCAGTGTCCGACCTCCTTAGCGTGGCCGAGTCAACGTATAATTTCCAAGCCCAACCAGGGGTATATGTAAAAGATGTCCAAGTCCCGTTTTCCCTAACATATTTAACTCGAGCATAAGTATTGCTGAAAGTCACAACGTTGTCACTTCGAGTAACTTCGTAATTGATTTCACCGTGGATACGGCATAAACCAAGACCAGATTCGTACCAAGCCCCAGTGCTAACATATCCAGTTACTGACATTATTTTTTACCTAACAAGGATTTCAAAGCTATAACAAATTGTGCTATGAACTGTTTGATTATATCGCCCCAATTTATTTTAGCTGTCTTATCTGTAACATCACATTTTGCGACATTAACATTTTCGTCAGTAGATGGGTTTGAGTTTGAGGTCGTCACAACTGGCTTAATAACAGGTGTCTCCGGTACCACTGGCACGACTGGGGGTGTAACGACTGGGGGTGTAACGACTGGAGGTGTAACGACTGGAGGCTTAGGTTTGTCAGTCACAGTACCCCACATATCATGGGAAACCTTATTTTTGGCAATAGCATCAATTCTAGCCAAGTCCCAATTGCCAGGGCATCTAGTTGCTACAAAATCACTATGGCGCTTTAATGGTAGGTTCCCATAAGCGGAACGTATATCAGCAACTAATTCTGCTACAACATCATAATCTTCGTCGCGGCATCGTGGGTCACATTCAATCCCAATAGAGTGCGGGTTAGGATTTGTGGCAGGGTTAGATGTACCAGCGTGCCAGGCAGTATCCTCGGGGTTGACTAGGCAAGCTACCCGTCGGCCTGTGCCAGTTGCGACATAGTGAGCCGATGCCCCACGGGTCGGGTTAATAAGGGTGGCAATTGTGCCTTCGTAAGTAGGCCCCTTAGCAGGGTCATCCCACCAGTGAATAATAATTTCATCAAGTGATTGTCGTCCTGGGGTGAAATTTGGCGAGTCGTACTGTGTTTCGTATTTGTAACCCATGATTACTCCTTAAACTTAAACAATATTTGAATAACTACCCAGATAATCCCTAATGAGCCGCTGACTATTAACAGAATACCGCTTATAATACCTATGGCTTTTGCAATTCGTCGAGCTATTTCGGCATCGCCAACTTGCTTAGTAGCAATACCTTGCAAAACTGGTATGAGCGGCTCCATTAACTCTCTAAATACTTGGTTCTTAGCTTCTAAGTCTTTATTGTCTGAAACGTGATGGTCGAGTGCCTTTTTAATGTCATTTATTTGAATAAAATCTTGGTTGTGAATAATGTCCCGTTGGTCGGTATCATCAGAATGTATGTTTTCTCTCTGTTGTTTGGCTCCGGTGAGTTGTTTATCTTGCATATAATACCCCTTATAGCACTGCTACCCATTTAGAAACAGTCGCGTTCCAGATAAATGTGATAAAATGCGTCTTGCCAGCGACCGTGGTAGTCGGGAGCGCTAACCCGTAAATACTATCAACAGCGTAGTTACTACCCCAAGTAATAGCCCTAGTTGTGCCGTTATCTTGTAGTTCGATAAGTAGACCATCACCATTGTTTGGTGTGCCGGTTGGGTTAGCTATGGTAATAGCTGCTGCTTGAGCAGTACGGCGGTAATAGTTGTAAGTGTCGATGTTAGGGCTGATGTTACCCCTGGAAGCATTTGAAATGCGTGGAGCGGTCCGTATAGTTTCACCTTGCAATGAAGCTAGAACCTCTGTCTTAGCAGCAGCATTCAATGTGCCATCGTCATCGTGAGATACAGCGAAAAGAGCTGCTATTTCATCAGCCCAGGCGGTTGTTGGTTTGATAACCACGATATCACCCACCTCATTGCCCTGGTCAGTATAACCAGGAGCGAAACTGTCGATCTCAATACTGGAACCAGATATGTGACCAAAAAATACTTGGGGGCGGATAGTCAATTTACTGTCAGCGTCCAGCGCACCGGTTGTACTTATAACGGACGAGTTAAACCCAACGATTGAGTTCACCTGGATAGTGGTAGAGGAAATGGCACGTTGTGCCGTAACGACAGCACGGACTGTCTCATTAGTTCCGTCAGAGCCTTTGATGTTCTCGATTGATGGTGCTATCAGAGTCATATTATTAAATATCCTCTGGCTTTTTAACGATTTGTTGGAGAGTTACGAGTAAAATATTGGCTACTGGTGTCCATAAACCGAATACTTCTGGCTGATTGGTGATGATAGCAATAAGCCCACCGATAATGGTTGACGCCGCTATCCAACCAGCTACTTTTACTATGTGCATGAATTGTTCTTTTGTTAGTCCAAACTGCATGATTGCTCCCTCTATTACATATACACACATTATAACATAATCGGAATAAAAATGACCCCACGAAATGTGAGGTCATTCTTAGTTCTACCCTAGACTAGCTAGAGTAACCGTCTGTGATGGTAGCAAGGTTGGCAACCTTGTTAGGCAAAACGAACGTAAGTGTGCGTAGGCGGATGCGAACTTCTTTACCGTCGAAGCCTTCAACTTTGTTCAAGACTTGAACTTCACCGGTAGCAACTTTTGGACGGATGTTAACGATTGCGCGTTTATCAGCGACAATAACTTTAACATTACCGTTGAAGTATTCGTTAGGAGTTTCGATACAGATAACACCTTTGTGTTTACCTAGGTAGCCAGCTTCGGCATCTTTGTAACCAGCATCGGAACCTGTGAAGTTGATTTGGTTAGCAAGGTTAGCAGCGAAGTCGTAGTTCATCCAAGCAATCATTGAGTTGGTGTTTGTAGAACCAGCTACACGAGCCATGTTGACAGCATAACCGAATTTCAAGCTTAGTTTAGTCTCATCTTCAAGAACTGGTCCAACAGTAACAGTATTTGCAACAGGGACAGCGGCTACGATTTTATTCAAAGCGTATTCGTCAAAGTCAGGGATAAAGACTTCACTAACCTGTTGAGCAGCCCAGTCATTAGCTAGGTCGCTAATCGGCACGTCTTGCAACTGAGTTCGTTGGAAGCGAGTTGCAACAGCTTTATTGTAGTCGATAGTGAATGTGGTATCGGTTGGGGCTGATAATGTGATTGATCCGTAACTATCAGCAGCAGCGCTTTCGTTGTAAGTAACCAACGATTTGCTTGCGATTGCCATGATGTAAATTTCGTTTGCACCTTCAAATGCAGAACCGTAACCGTTATCACCCAAGTATTGAGTAACAACAGATAGTTTCTTCAAAGGCATATCTAGCTTGTCAGCTACTTTTCTTCCGTATGACATAATTTTTATTCTCCAAAGTTTTGTTAAATTTGTATCCAAGCGTTAGCTTGATGGTGGTAGCATATCATATATGTCAACACAATAGCAATATTATTGTTAGAAATCATACCCATCATCGTAAGACTCGGAATTGTCATCAGGACTAGAAACCCCAATGACTGATACCATCTCCTCACTCTCATATCTTTCCATCGTAGCTGATGAGTTATATACACACTTCCCATCCTCAAATCCCCATTTCAATGCCTGGCCAACATACCTAAAACTGTCCGCGCCGTGAGAGGCTGAACCGTGTTCTGGACCTTCGTAATTCCCTGTCATGTCATTAAACTTACGCTTATAAATTTTCAACTGGTGAATAAGGTGAGCCGTAAATGGTAAGTGGAATGTCGTTGTATCAAGGTTAAGTAGTTCAGCCGCCTCATTGATACCCTGGTCTACACCAGTTTTTGGTAGTGTCGAGCTATTTGGCAACCCATTATCTCGCCATTTCTGGAGTCGCTGGATATGGTCGCTATCATTCCTCGTACCGTCGTGGGGTAGGAAATGCCAGCCATAAATATATGGTTTACTCTGGATAAGCTTAACCATCGGCTCATCACCGATGTTGTTTGTCTCATAATAGTCGATGATATTGAGTTTTTTATCAATGAACTGGAACCAAGTAATAGCTGTACTATCTGCACCGCCCCCAAGGTCAACCGCCGTATAAACAGGTTGGATCGGGTCATATGCGTTATTGCCGATCCGCCCATCTTTCTCCATCGCCATAAGTGATACACCGTAGTACGAGGTTTGGTCGGTCTGCCCCCAATCGAGCAACATCTCTTGGCGGTAGTTGAAGTCATTGCCAGTTTCAGCGATGTCGTCTTTGCGGAACTGCTCAAGCTGGGCTTTGGTGAATATCTTACTTTTATCAGCCCGCAAGTAAATAGCATATTGGGTTTTGTCTTTGGTCGCTCCATCATAGAGCTTTTTGAACGTCATACCAGAGATACCGGTAATCTTCGGCGTCGATTGAATAATAATCTGGCCACCGTTAGCAAGTGTAATTGGTCGGACTACCCGTAATGCCTTGGCTGGGATATCGACGAACTCATCGAATATATAAATCTTAGCGTTGGCACCACGCAGGGCATCAGGCTTGGTCGCACCAAGGACACGGAACACAGAGCCATTTTTTAGCTCGATATACATACTGTCCTCAGTACCGCTGGAGCGAGCAATTAGCTCTTTCGGGATATACTCGATAGTCTTGAAGCCATCGTTTTCCACGTTAGTCCAGAAGTTGTCGAAGCCTTGTTTCAAAGTCGGGTACACCATGATGACCGTCATCGTCTCCTCGACCATACGCTGAATAGCATAAGCAAAAGTAGTCAGCGTCTTACCGGCACGACGGTGGATAACCAAAACGCTAAAACGGCTATGTTTCAAGCCGTTTAATACGTCTAACTGATACGGTCGAACACTAGGATCGTAGTGGGCGGGAACTTGTATCATTACACTGCCCTCCTAGTGTATCTTATTTAGCTGTTGTTTTGGTAGCAGTTTTAGGCTTGCTGGCATCAGCGACACGCTTCAAGTAGTCCTTTTGAGCGTCACCTTTATTGTCTCGGCTTGCTCGGGTTTCAAGTTCGTCAACCTGGAATATCTCGTCAAGCCATGCGTCAACGATGTGGTTGATATTGACGTCTAGTGGGTTCATCTTGCGCTCTTTAGCGAAGGTACGGATGAAGTTCTTGTCGTCGTAGCGGCCTTCCCATAAAGCACGGACTTCTGGGTCAACTCTCCAGCCTAGGTCATAGACGTGGGCGTTTTTGTGAACGTCACCACTCTTGATATAAGCTTCAACTTGTGGTCGGCGAGACAATTTTACTGATTGTCCTGTTACGATATTTTCAAATTTGATTGGTAGTGACATAATTATTTCCCTTCAAAGTACCTATCGAAGGCACTTGTTAAATTATCTTTTTTAGCGGCTGGCGTATTGTTGTTACCAACAGGTAAGTCAGCGCGGTCAGCTTGCTTAGTCTTTTCAGCTTCGGCAGTTTTGCGAGCTGCCTCGCCCTCTGCTTTTAGCTCCATCTGTTTGGCCACACTCTGCATCGGTTTCATCGCCGTCTCGTAGTAAGCCACCACATTTAGGGGCATATCGGTGATATAACCAGCCTTAGTAACTTTAGTGGTCTTTAGATAATTGTCGAGTAGTTGTTTGGCAATCTCTGGATTAGATTTTAAGAACGTGCCATATTTCTGCTCGACGATTTGCGAACCTTCAAAGAACGACTGGTTGTTCTCGGCATAAGAGTCAATCAGTTGTTCGCGCTGTTCGATAGCCTTGTCGATTTGCTTCTGGGCGTTGTCCCAATAGTCCTTAGCTTCTTCGTAAGTGAATAGCTCTTGAGTTTTGGGGTTAATCAACTTACCTGCTATTTGGCTCGGCCCAACAATAATACCGTTGTCGCTATCTTTGATTTGTAGATCAACGTCAATGCCTTCTGGGAATAACTCGCTGCGGAGTTCGCTGCGGAGTGACTTACGAGTTGTCTGTTGAGCTTCGGCCATAGCAGTTTGTTCAGCTAGGGCAGCCCGAATATCATCTTTAGTAGCGAACTGTTCTTTCTTATCATCGCCATCTGGTTTAGCTTCGTCAGCCTTGTTTTGGTCTGATGAGGTATCGGTAGGTGGGACTTTATCCTCATCAGATTTCGTGGAGTCCGTTTCAGAAGTGTCCTCCCCAGCCGATGTCTCTGTCGATTTGTCATCGTCAGTACCCTCGTCATCAGCTTTAGTATCCTCTGAAACGCTAGTGTCGGTTGAAGAAGTATCGTCAGTCTCATCGGCTACTTCTTCTTTTTTATTTTCTTTATCTAAAACTTCCGTTTGTTTATCATCGAATAGGTTAAATTTTTCATCGTCTCCGAACATACTAAACCCCCAAACTTTCTATTGCTTCCATAAGCTCCGCTCTGATTTCAGTCAGATGGAACTTAACCTTTTTATTTATTGCTAGTTGCTGTTTAACCGTGAAGCCAATCGTCTTTTCATCTGAGCCAAGGCTGTCAACACTGTCATAGAACCCTATCCGGTTTTCAAGTAATGCTAGTGACCTCTTAATAGCCCCCTTATCTGCCACATCCTGTGGGTCTGGGGCTGTCGATGCTAAAATGGAACTTTCCGTAGAACGGTAATCCAATTCGTCGTTGTCAAACATATCGAGTCTATTTAAGCACTATCAATTTGGATTGTCAACAGTTTCTTCGTAATAATCTTCGTTGATGCCTAAAATTAAACTTATCAGCATCTCAGCCGTAATTAACTCGCCTGTCTCAATAAACTCATTATTAAGTATGAGAGCCACCGTCTCCCATACTTTAAGTGGCACACGCATAGTGTTAAGCCTGCTGTCCTGCTGGTTGTGGTTGCACAGGGGCTCCGCCCATAGGGGCTGTCGGTTGTGATTGGTTAGAACTGTCCATTTGGATGCTTGGGTCGATAGCTTCAAACAGTTTGTCTTCTAGCATGTTCTTACGTTGTATCGCTACAGGGTCATTAGGGTTAGATGTTTGGCTGGCAACTGTTACAGCATCTTGAAGGTCAGCTCGTTTCTTAGCTTCGAGTGTTTCTTTGCTCATAGACAAATCGACGTTAACTTTCCAAGTTTTGATACTGTCATAGTATTCTTCCCAGTTAATGTGAACAATATTGTCATCGCCGACCGGAGGCACGAACATAGGAGCCTCTGGTGATGGAATAAACTTGCTTTCAGATAACGAGTTGATAGCTTCTTTCGCTTCATCGTCGATAATTAAGTCTTCTTCACCTACTTGTTCACTGAGGTGGAGGTCGATTGAAGTAAGACCAATTTGCTGTAAAAAGTTCTCTAGCATGTTAGTGATTTGCGTAGAACTGATGTCTTTGACTTTGTTCTGTTCCTGCACAGCATCTTGGTTTTGGTAAGTGCTAGGAGCGACAGCGCTACTTACACCCGACACACCCATAATAGTTAGAATTTGTTGACCGGAGAAATCCAAAACTTGGCGGAATTGAGTTAGTGTCGTGTTGCTAAGTTCAACTAAGCGAGCATCAGCATTTGGGTCGAGTGTTTTCCAACTGGCACGTCGCTTCAACTGAATAGGAGTCGTGAATTGACCGCGCTGTATTACTGGTGGGTCGGCGTTAATTAACTGCATACGAGCAGTCGATTGTAGGTAGATGTTGGCATAGTTAGCGGCAGGGCTGGCTAGACGAGCTCGTGAGACACCGAATGGGCTACGAGCCGTTGGGTCAAGGACAAGTGATGGGACTCGTGGATAGCCGAATTTACTCTTGCTTTTCATCGTGCGAAGTGGGCGGCTAATGTTCGTAGCGAAGGTAACTATATCGTAATATGGGCCGGTACCGAACATACTAATAACATCGTATTGGTTAGATAGGGCACTTATCTGCCCCCAATTGTCACGAGGCTCGCTGACATCGTTTCGTGGGTCCTGCTCGGCGTTAGGGCCAGATTTTAGCAATTCCTCGAGAGCTGAAACGTCCCAAGTAGTGTCTGGATTGGCTTTGGCATTTTTAATAAGCTTCTTTATAGCACCAGTAGTGACACGGTTACGGACGAAATAGAAGGTGCTCTCATTCCAGTCGAATACACCTTTTTCGATAGCCACGTCGCCGTAGCCTACCTGCTTAAGCTTTGTACCAAAATCATTCCCAATAGAACCGGTCGAAATAGTGAAAGCCTGGAAGCCACGGGTTAAAGCACTCTCAGCCCCAGTTTGGAGTGTTGATAGAATGCCTTTACCAAATGTGTCCTCATTGAACACTTTGTCGCGGAGTAGGAAACTAGCAATATAGGCCTTAATAGAGTTCTTGGTACCGTTCACAGTCATCGAGAATATAGGCACCTGTTGGATAGAATTGCGCGGTATTTGTCGTATTGCCCCAGCTAGAGTGACATCACCAACGATGGGAGCATCTTTAGCGTTGTTCAAGGCGACTCCGTCTGCAAGCTTATCTAGGGCTAGGAAATCTTGGGTATACCCATCAATCCACTCTTTGGCAGTCTTCCACTCAGCGATTAAATCGCTGACATCTTTAGTTTCGTCTTTTATTGGTTCTTTATTCATGTTAGGCATATTATATCACTTCCGCTTATGTTTTACCTTATGTCCGGACTTATTCCCAAACTTTGGCCTTCAAACGACACGCTACGACCAATAAAGGCCGAGTTAGTCAGGTTGACAGCCATAGTTACTCGGAGCTCATTAGTAATGTCATCAATCGGGATTGCGTAACGAATACTGTCTTTTTGGGAATTTTCAACGTCAGCAAGGACATCAGTCTCACCCCAACGAAGCACGTCTGTATCACCCTTGAAGCTGTAACCAGGTGACGACCAGTTACCGCCTGAGCTTTGGGAATATGAGCCGTTGGTGATAGTGTCAGTAATGACTTGCCATTCACCTTCTTGGTCACGATAACGGACGGTGACATCAACCGAGCCGATGAAATTAGTCAAGTAGAACATGACTTGAACGACTGCGTAGTAACCGGTGTGGGCCGCATTACTGCCGATGATACCAGTAGTGACGGAGACTGGGAACGGAGCCGTAACGCCTGAGCTATCCTCGTCAAGAGCAACATATGACTTTTGGAGCCTGAATATATGATTGTCTTGGCAGACGTAGATGAAAGCCGGCTCATCACTTGGGCTGATAGTACCGATCCATTGAGACGGTATTTCAAATGTGTACCAAATAGGTAGGTCCTTGTTAGTGCTATCATAAACAATTATCTCGTTATTAGTATTGAAACCACGAGCTGAAATAGACCAGAGTACCCTGTCGCCCCAGGCCGTACCAACAACAGAAGCTAGACGGTTATTTTTGATAGTTGAAACTTCATTAACAATTGGGTTCGATATTTTATTGGTCGATAGAACGTTCTGGATAGAAGCCTGGGTGTCCATTTTCACGAAACCATCGGTGCTTGGGAACTGGAGAGCCCCCTTATAATTGACTACACCGTAAGGGCTTGAAACACCGGCCGCGCCGTAGTTCTGTTCGGTCGAGCCCCAGACTATGAAACTAATATCACCGTAAGTAACAGTTTGTTGTTCAACAATTGATTGCTTCGATAGACCTTGGGTATTTGAGAATAAGACAGTGATACTTGGTATGCCCTGACCGTTACGGAAACCGACAACTGACATAGGGTAGTAGTTAGTACCTTGATTAAGGACTAAACGATAGCCACCATTAGTCGGCGAAAAGTCGAGAGCGTGTTCACCGTTGCCACCTATATTGAGTGAATAGTCATCATCAGTGACACCGAATAAGAATGGACGGCCCTCAATTTCAACACCGTATTTAGCTTTCGGACCCTCAGTTGAGTTATCACTTGGGGCGGTGCCTGCCGATAGATTGACTGCTAAAGAGCCATTATCGACGAATGTGAGGATAGATAAGTCAAGACCAGTGGCAAGAGGCAACATATCAATATCAGCAATAGCGGCACCAGATGGAGCAGTTGAAACATATAAATTCCAAGATACAGCACCAGTTGGAGCGGTATTATTTCGAGTGACGGTTAAGTATTCGGTGCCATCAACTTTCCAAGTATCGCGCGATTTTGATACTGCTTGTGTTAGGATTGGGCTATTTTTGGTCATGCCGACGGTTGAGTTGAAAGATATTGAGTAATAGACCTTGAACGAGCCAGAGGCGGTAATACCAGTTGCAGCGGCGGTTGGGGCATTAGTAGGGTCGGTCACAGCATCATAGTGGTAAACTGTCATATCGCTCAAGTCAAGATAACCGAGTTTATCTGTGCCGTTAAGAATGAGCAGTTTATCGAGGACACGAAGGAATGTATTGACTACACCAGTTGTCGTGACTGCATCGCCACCAGCATCAGTCCAGACCGTATCACCACTCTCACAGTATTTAATCTTGCTGCCATTAGCAACAACATAATAAAGAACACCACCATAAAGAGCTGGGAATACCTGATAAACTGTTTCAACCGTGTCTGGCAACCATTTGCGAAGTCCGAAACGGTGGGTAATCAAACCCTGTTCATTAACCATCGCATTTCTACTAGCAGAAAAAGAGTTCGGAGTAATATTAGTTTCGCCACGTTGGTCAAGCCCACCGTTAAAAGAAACGATGTCCAAAGAGGTAATCTTTGACTTCGGGACTTTTTCAGGTTTGGTAATAGCCATAAACTAAAACCCAACTCCCCTGATACCGGATAGGTTTTCGGACACAGTAGATGACGAGGTTGATGTCATATCATTTTCAGCCTTAGCGCCATTTAATAGGTCACCATATTTCTGGGTGAAGTTTGGGGTAAGCCCACCTTGAACGACATCTGGCAAGGTTTGGTTTTTAACCACTCCAAGTGTGATAAGTTCTAACGGATCAATCAGAGATAAGACATCAATGTCGGTTAGCGATATTTTTGGCAGATATTTAACGACATCAACTTTAATCTCGCCATCTATTTCTTGGTCAGTCAGGGCACGAGAAAATACTACACTGCGAGCGATAAGCGCCACTCGATTAGGGTTGTCATCAGCTCCAGCGTTCCTTATCTGGTTTGGAGAGACAACATCCCAGACGGACACTACTGCACCATCTTTTACTATATATAGTGGTCTGTTTTCATCTTTAACTAAAGTACGATAAATAGCTGGGAGAGTATAAGAAGTCGCCGATGTTGCAGTTGCTAGGATATAATCATTTGTTCTAACCCAGCCCCAATAAGCTTCTTTATCTAGCTCTGACAAAAACTGGTTGATCTGAATAATAGTAGTCTCAAGAAACGTGGTTAGGCGCGTGCCAGTCACGTTGTTTTTGCGGTTCTTTCTAGTCACATATATTTGTTGAGCTAGGTCGGTTACTTCGGTTGTATAATCTGCCATGTTTTACCCCTATAATGCTAGTGCCATTATAACATCTTTCTTATGCTTTTTCATATGGACATTTGAGTGACAATTACGACATAACCACACCACCCCTAATGGCTTTGAGTAGTCGTCGTGATGTGCCTCGACATCAGTGATACTAGGACACCTTTCACAGAAGAAGGGCTTAACTAGAACACCGTTGCGGACGGCGTTTCTCACTTCAAGTCTAGCCTTGTGCCTCTCTGGGTACTTAGCCACGCTTTTCTTCATTGCGAGTGAAGTCCTCTCAGCACCACGAACTGTAGACCGATACGCCTTCAACCTCTTACGGTTACATTCCCTACAAGAATAGTAAGAATGTACCTTTCCACTTTTCATTCTTAGGACGGCGGTAGGCTTCGGCATTAAGTTTTCAGTCGTTTTACAGTGTCGGCATATCATAATGAAACCCCACGCTTAACGCTAATATTACGTTTAACCTTTTTGGACGCTTCACCGATGCCTAATGGCTTAACAAGCGGAGTATTCCAGCTAGATTTGATGGTCGGATTGGTGAACCCAGATTTTTCAGCATTTACAGCGGAGGTACTTGCGAATGAGAAGCTATTACCGCCAGAGCCACTACCTGAACCACTGCCATATTTCGACGCTGAATGGTCGCCATCTTTCAACGACACGCCAGCACCAGCACGTGCCTCATCCAAAGCTAGCAGAGCCTTACGGATAGGGTTTTCAGGTGCCATAGCCAACAATTCTTTTTTCGAGATGTTTTTGTACTGTTCTTCCAAAGTGGCAGTCCAGTAAGGTAATGTGGCGTTGACTTGTGATGAGATAGCCTTGTAATGGAGCGATGACGAGTTTTCGAGGTTATCATCTTTAGCCGTCAAGGTATCGTTAGCAATGGCGTTTTCGTACCTACCAACGTGATAATCGACAGCATTTGTCTTGTCTTCTAGCCACTTATCACGCTCGTCTACACCCATGAGCGTACCAATGGCAAGAGCACTCTTGGCGGTGTCAGAAAGACTGTCGTTAATATCTTCTAACTTACCTGAGTAAAGGGTAGACTGTAGGGCATCTTTTTTACCTTCATCGTCAAGCCCTTGGTACCACTCGGACTTGGTGATACGATTCGCCATATCCTCAGCATTTTTCTGTGTATTTGAATTACCACTTGGTTTGAGCCCAAGGCGATTTGCCTCTGCTCCAAGTTCAGTCTCGCCCCAACCACTGCCAACAGTGTTGAGCGGGATGATAGCTTTGAGTGGGGAGTTTGGAATTTTATTGCCGAATTGGTCTGTCTTTTCAGTGAGCATCTGTTCACGGAGCCCAGGAACCTTAGAAGCCAGTTGCTGCATAAATTGGACGAAAGCATCATCATCCTTTGTCACGCGCTGATATGGGTCGGTAGCATTTGCAATAGAGTTAATTTCACCAGAGAACGGCGCAAAAGCAGCCAGCATATTAGGGAACCTACTTGCCAACCCACTCAAATCACCATTAAGGGCATCCCCCATTTGGCTCATCGTATCGCCGATACTATCAGCACCGAAATTACTTAGGACTTGGCCAGTGACTAAAGCGGGGATTGAAGCAATATTGACCGCACTGTCACCTCGAGAAATAGCGGCCGCGATCATGACAGGAACGGCGTATGGGCCGATAAAACGACCGAGTTCAACATAATCATTGCCAAGTTTTAATGAATATGGAGGCACCCATTCACCGTTTGCCTGCTTCTCAGGTTCAGAGCCAGTAATCATATCAGATTGACCAAGCAAAACGCCAAGTCCAGCCAAGCCTGTCCCGGCAGCAGCACCGTCAATCGCGTCACGAAGATGAAGCGCTTTTTGGAGGGCAGTCGCATCGTCAATCACGTTAACCTTCGAGGCCTTGTAGAGGTTGCTCATCCCAAACGTGGCATAATCCATACCCTTGCTACCGACATTCCAGACGACACGGGGGAAGCCTACAAGTGGGATGCTAATAGCATCAGCCATATTACGACGAACAGATCGTGAGAGAGTGGTAGCGAACGTATTGTCTATAGCCTTGTTCAAGCCAGATTTTGCGCCGTCAAACCATGTATTAACAGCTCCCTTAGTAACACCAGGGCCACCTCGGACTGTGCGACCGGTAATGTCACCGATACCAGAGAAACGGTTACGGTTAGTTGAGAACTGGTTGAACACACGATCCCATTCCTTAGTCCCGACAGCTTTACGGATATATTCTGTTACGTCGGCTGCACCCTGAGTCTCAGCCTGAGCCGCGAAATAACGGGCAGTATCTAGCGTCGGAGCTGATTGACGGGAACCAAGTTCAGTAACGTAGGTACCAGCCGCATTGTAACGACCAGCCGCTTTCTGCAGGACATTATCTGATGTAGCATCGCCTATAGCCTTATTTAATGTATAGTTATTTTTGCGCTGGTTAAGCACAGAGTCACGAGCCACAGTTTTAGCCGCCTGTTTGCCAGCTTTAGTAGTAGGACGGAAATCTTTAGTAGCCCCACGAGTAAGTGGAGAAGTTAGGGCATCACCAACCGACTGAGTTATTTTTCCTACCTGGTCGGCGATACGACCTGGTAACTGGAACAGCATGTTGGTCTTAACGAATGACTGCTGATAAGCAGTTTGTTTGTGGGCATATTCTAGGCGGTTTTCAAGCTCAACAATACGGGCCGTTTTTTGTTCTCGTGATAGATTACTTGCCTTAGTCTCTTTGATGAGGTCATCAATCTGCTTTTTCATTTGAGTTAGCTTATCAACAGAATTATCAATAGTTTTCTGGTTGACAGCTTTTTGCGCTTTCTTAATAATAGTCTCATCGCCGATTTTAGCCGCGTCTGCGTAATCGCGTTGGAGAGAGACTAGTTCATCCGCATTTTTCGTTATCTGGCCACCATCAAGTTTAACTGGTTTACCGTCCATACCAGTAAGAGGTTCTTTAGACGCACCGAACATAATATCATTCATGTCAGTCTGAGATATACGAGTTGACTTAATAGAGTCGACCTGAGTATCTGATAGGTACTGGGAACCCTTGCCTCGGACGTAGTAATCAGTATAGGCGGCGCGGATACCCTCTGGCAGTTTATCACTCACCGTACCATCGGCTTTAATGAAACCACCGCTACGGCCTTTAGAGTAATTGAAAGTGCTTGCGTTTATATCTTCTGGCGTAAATACTTTTTCAATGCTTGACTCGTCACCAGTTGGGAGGTAATCACGGCGGATACCTAAGTCTTTATCTATAATGCCTTGTGATGTCAAGACACGCTCCGCATCGTTGATGTTCTTATTCAAGTAATCAAAAGCTTCACGCTCGGCTGGAGTGAGTTGAGCGGTAGTTTTATTAACATCTGCAACATATAGTTTCTCGCCAAGCTTACTGACATCAGAGCCTTCACGGGCCAGTATCTCATCAGCTTTATTGAGGTATTGCTCGGCTTCTTTGTAGAGCTTAGATATGCGTGGGTCAACATCAGGAGAGGTCTTAGTTGATATATTATTGCTATCAAGCACTTCTTTTAACCTAGGGTTAGCAGCGGCGAGTTCGTCCATAGACACGGATTGGCGGCGACTATTCCCCTCTCCAGTAGTGAGGTGAATACTTTTATTAAATGTTTTGCCATCACTGAATTGTTTGTCGGATATACGGCTAATTTCTGGACGCAATATTTCGGCTTGTTCAGGAGTGAGTAGAGTTTTGTTTTTGCCTATTGTCACATAAGTTTTTTGACTGTCTGGAGTCCCATCTGGGTAGCCATCTGCTGTAGGAGTACCCTGAGCCTGTGCCGTCTCATTAGCAGCTAAACGAGCGTCAGTTTCACTAACTGGGTTAGCAGCGGCACGAACAGACTCCTGTGATATAGGAGTAGCGTTTTCAGCTATATTTCGGCTTTCCTGTGTAATTGGGCTCTCCATCGGCTGAACGGGTTGAACAACCTCAGACACTGGGGCTTCTGGAGCTGGTGCGGTTGTTTCGGTATCGAGTTTAGTCTGAACCTCATCAAACCGACGGTTGATTTCATCAACAGCTTGAGTGTCACCAGCATCAACACGAGCTAATAATTGTTCTGGAGTAGCCTTTTGGAGGGTCAATGGCATATCTTGATTAGTGATATTTGGCGTGTCTATTTGACGGACGGGCGCTTGTGGCACGTCAACGACAATCTGCTCAGCTTGCTGGCGAAGATTGTTGGCTGCGGTTTTAGCGCTGGATATTTTGCTTTCAGCTAAGGTTGGGCTACTGATGCCATCATCAATTTTGCCGAGTTGAGAGGTTGGAGTTTCTTGGACGACTCGCTCAATATCATCAGCGGTTTTAAGTAGGGAATTTTTAGCACGACTCAATGAACTAGCCGCTTTTGTAAGCTTACTGGCGCTGGTGATAGCCTGTGCAGTTTCTAAAGGACTTACCATAGACCCAGTAGCTTCCGAGAGCGCTAAACCCCATTTCTCTGCCTCGTTGAGGTCCCCGCCATTCCTATATATCTGGTCTATGGAAAGGTCTTTAGCACGTTCTGTGTCATCAATATATTCATTGTAGGTTTTATCGCCTATTTTTACACTGCCTAAAGTGTTAGACACCCCAGTAGACCAGTCCTCTTCAAATTTCTTGTTACCGAACAACCCACCAACAAAAGCTGGTAGGTTAGCAATATCACGAACAGATGATTGGACGGGAGCCCACAACTGGTTCACAAGCAGGTTGGCTTTAGCCGACGATATGCTGCGCGCCTTATTGTCTGCATTTAACTTATCCATATTATCCTTGATGGCAGCACGCGGGTCAGCGGCAGCCTTCAGCTCTGGGCTGTATGGTGCATTTGGGTTATTCCTAGCGTCCATGAGCTGTTGATTAGAAAACTCAGAAGCTACTGGCTTTTGCAAGATAAAATTATTTTGTGGCAACCCTGGAGCGCCAATATTAGGCAACGTAAATTGTGGTGTGTTTGCTTGACGGATCTGAGCAGGGCCGGCTTGGGGCTGTTGTTGCGCTTTCTTTTTTTCATCATCAAGTTGGGTATTGGAAATCCAGCCCTTACCTTGAAAGAAATTGGCGAGGTTCTCAAACATTGAGAAACCTCCTAACTTAACTCATCTTTACGCTTTTGGACAGTAGCGACCACACTTGGAGAGTTCGGTTGCGAATTCCCAGTTTGGGTTTTAACTTGAAGATTGTTAGTGCCAGAAAGATATTTAGCCAGATTTTGTGGGCTATATAGGCTAGAAACTGGCGTGTAGGAAACAGCTTGGCCTTGTGGTATTTTAGCAACATCGGCATAAAGACCAGCAGCCTGGTTGGAATAATTAGCACCCTCTGAGGTATCAGCCCCATAAACATTGGCAAGTTTGCCAAGAATATCAATCTTATTATTATAGAAGCTAGTGTCAGCGTTGTTAAACGATGATTGTAATGCTGCATCAGCTTGCGCGCGACGTTGTTTGTCTTGGGCCTCAGTATCAGACCAAGCGTTCTGTAGAGTAGAAGCGTTGGTCTCAAAATTATTCTGAGCGTCGCCAATGTCTTTGTTAGCAGCTTGACCAATAGCACGGTCAGCAAGGACTGAACCGGTACCGTTTAATGCGCCCATAGCGGCAAGAACCGCACGAAGCCCTTGGCCACCTTGAGCAGCTTGAAGCATAGCGGCTTGACGATTACCAGTTAAGTTTTGTTCGTTCTGAGTAGTTTGACCCGTGTACCTAGTTCGGTCGATATCGAGTTGGTCGTTGTACTGCTTA